TGCCTTCTGAAGACACCTGGTTTCCTATGGCCGGTGAACACCGGCTTAGGTACGAAGGGCGTGTTCGGACTTGGAATAACACTCCGAATTTCGGTGCAGTACCCAAGGACCAACGGCCTGTAAACTCGTATTCCGATCAACATCTTCGCGTGGAGAATAAACGCTTCTCCGAAGCTCTGGATGGTTGGGATTACGACAAACAGGTCTGGGTTAACCTTTACGACAACTCATACTTGAGGACGTTGAACGAGGTCTACAGCTTCTACTATTGGCGTAAGCCATATGTAGATGATCTGTGGGGCCCCGAGCTCATCGGCTTCGAGAATGACGTTCAAGTGAAGGCCTTGGTGAAAATTGCTGATGCGAAGGTTAACGTTGCCGTTGCCTACGCAGAAGCACACAAAACGTCTGATTTGATTTATGATACGGCTCGCCGTATCGATAGAGCTTATCGGGCGTTTCGTCGTGGCGATTTGAAAGGTATCGCCAGAAATCTTAACATCACCCCCAAAAAGCTACATAATAGCTGGTTGGAGTACAAATACGGCTGGTTGCCGTTATTGATGGATGTTAAGGGTGCAGCTGAATTCTTTGCTCAGCAGCACGTTGTTCGGCCCCCAAAGTTTAAAGTCACCGCTACAAAGGAAGTCACAAAGACTTACGATGCTGGCGTGGAGTTTTTTCCTTGGGGAGGCGGCCCTGCGATCCGATCTACGGACTTTTGGTCTCGTAGTTTTAAGATCAAGGCGGTTGCCTGGTGCGAGCTTACCAGCCCTCACCTATCCGAACTGCAACAGCTGGGTCTGACAAACCCCGCATTAGTTGCATGGGAGCTAGTGCCCTTCAGCTTTGTTTTCGACTGGTTTATTCAAGTCGGAGACTGGCTGACTGGGATTACGGCCCTTCAAGGTGTGACCGTTTTGCGAGCGTTCATGAGCTCTGAGTTCAATGAGGGTTGGTCCTGGGCTTGCGAGCCGACCGTTAGGTCGGACGTGAGCTACAGGTACCGTGCCACCACTGGCCAGGCTTATGCGCTTACGAATAGGCACTATCAACGGGTTCCTTGGAGCCCAGATCCTAGTAGTCTTTCACCGCCGATTACGAACAGCTTTGGGTTTCCCAAACTTGTTACGTCGTTGGCGTTACTGAAAGGCAACTACCGTGGAAATGCTAGGCTCTAATCAAGCCGAAACGGACCACTCTTCCTTTTCAGGAGTATCATGGCAGCAGCTGCCGCACTGACGCTTAAGAACAACGCCGCCTCGAACGTCACGTTCGATGTCTATTCGGTCAATCCGGATAGCGTCGAATGGGTCGAATCGGGAGCGACGTCTATTCTTGGGACGTCACGCCTCGTCATTTCTCGGGTTATCCCGGCTGACAAGGCGGCGGGTGTTTATCGCATCCGTGGCAAACTGACGCGTCCGGTTATCAACGGCACGTCTGGTCTTCTCGACGGTACCCTTACGGGCACGTTCGAGATTCTCCGTCCCGCCGCCTTAACCGTGGCCGAGACTGATGAACTGTACGCTCGCTTCAAAGAAGCGGTCGCGCAGGCTATCGTCAAGGCTGCGGCTGAAAGCGGCGC